TCTAGCACAAAGCTCTATGAACTTAACCTGATGATTGCCATGATAAATCTCTACATTTAAAAAGTTATTATTTGATTGAGAGCTAGCATTAACATTAGCAACATTTGACTTCATCTCCTCAGAGTGAGTAGCATCACTTATCATACTCCATTCAGTTACCTGATTATCGTAATAATGGTATCTATATCTGAACTGAAATGATTTACCGAATATGTTGTTTTTCTTTATGTTTGAATCAGTTCCAAATGTAGTGTTTGGTTTTGTAAATGGTGGTCTTTTCTTAACCTCAACATACTGTCTTTTTACTTCATCGACACCCTGATAAGGATAGTTGTTAGCAATATCTTGTCCAGCAGGATATGGAGTATACATGGAGTATGGATAGTACAAGTCTGGAGAAGCATTTAATTTTGCGGCAGATATATTATTATAACCGTCAGACTCCAATACATTCATACTAGCCTTAGATTTAACTACGTTTATCTCTTGAGGCTCCCCATATCTATCAGATGTAAAGTATAATACATCTCCTATTTTATTAACTTCTGTAATTAGGAATTTCTCTTGCCATCTAAAAAGATTGTCAGACTCAACTCCACAATCTTTAAATACAACATCTACAGTATTTGTAAGTATATCATACTCTATTATATGATGGTCTTCTTGAGTGCCATATATAAAATAATACATCTTATCATTTGATGTATCCTCATAAGAACCAATACACTTATATTCTCTTATTTCGTTTGCTACTGGCATATATTATTTAGCTTTAAATTCCTCAATAAAAATATTATAACCCTTTTTTAAGTTACCATCATCAATATCTCTACCGCCTATATCTATCTTTAAAATATCTGAGTTATCAGTAGATGTAAATATTAAGCAAGGTAGTTTTGTTCCGCTAACATTTATTCCTTCAGAATTGTATCTAACACTTATACCTTTATCAGATAATGCTGTAGCGTTTTTAGCTACAAAATCAGCCATATACAATTTTATATTATCAACATCATTTAATGCTGATATACTAGCTGTATCCTCTTTGTAAGCAACAGAACTTGTAATATCACTGCTTGTTTTAGAGGCAAAAAAACTAAAATCAGTTAGACCAGCTGGAACTGAGCCAGGAAGAAAGTAAGCCACTCTTTTTGGAACACCATTACCATGACCAACGTTTTCTTCTCCAAAATTATCATTACCAATATAATCCCCAATATCAACAAATAGACTTGGACCTACTGGAAATGTAAAATCAACTTTTAGTGTTCCTGGTATATTTTGAATGACACCTATACTGTTAGACTCAGAAGATTGATTCCTAGTATTTAAAGCGTAAAAATAATCGCCTTCCTTTACTAATCGCTCATCGGTGTCTCTATCTAATCCACCTATAAATTGTTTCTTCTCCTGTAAATTAGCCATTTAATTATAGTTTAGGAGCCTGCTTAAATGCTTTTCTAGTAGCTTGTAAAGCCTCAGCTTTAGTGAATGTATTCATTCTAGCTCTAGCTAATCTCTTTTGATTATAAAACTCTTTTCTAGCAAACATCTTTTCGTTTGCATTTATACCTCTTTTTCTCTGTATAGACTTCCAATATATAAATGAAGCCAACGCCTCTTGAGCGTATGTGTGTACCTTTATATCATCTCCAGTAACACCTGTTGAGCCATCAGATATATATTCTAATATAATATTCTCTAACTGACCAGTTATAGAAGAAAACTCTATAGTGTCATTATCTAAATTCTCTCTATAATAACCGTTAGCATTGTTACCACCACCAAATCCATATCTACCATAAACACCTTCATCAACATTGTCATAGTAATTACTATCTGATTCTGGCGTAGGAGGAGTAGCTCCAGTAACTAAGTTTAATCTTTCTTTTCTACCTAAATAGTGTAATTCACCATCTGAGCCTAAAACAGCTATATTAACAAACTTAACGTAGTCTGTAGGCAAAGTTATAGTGTTAGTAGCTGAATCAACAGCAAGCTCGACAGCCTTAATCATTCTAACAACATCAAAGTTTAATTCTTTTAATCCTCTTAAACCTATGTTGTAATATCTTAGAAATTCAGCTTGAGTGTTCTTACCTTCATCAACTAAAAGCTCATTTACTACATCTTCTAAACTAACAAATTGTGCACTCATATTATCCTATATTATCATTTTTATAATCCTCATTAGCTCCCTTCATAACAGTAAAGGTCTCAACTAAGTTCTTTACTATTACAGACTCCAAATCAGCAGGTATTGGATAAGTAGCCGTATCAGACAAACTACTTGAAACAGCTATGTAAGATACATTTATTGTAGCTGTAGAATCTTGATATAAATACAAGTCTGTTCCTTGAATATACCAAAACTTTTTACCTGACTTAGTTACTGTGTCATTATATAAAGGACTAGGGTTTAGAGTTGATGTACCACCACCGTAAGGCATTCTAACATATTCTGTAGTTGAAGAATATACTCTAATAATACCCATATCATTAGGAAGAGATATTGGTTGAGTAGGTAATTCTACTTTATTACTTGATACCGATAATCCTGTTTCTAAACTTACAAAATCACCAGTTATTTCTAATTCAGATTTATTAGTAGTTGTACTCTTTGTGTAAAACCTATCCTCTATTAATTGTCTTATAAAAGAATCTCTTTCTTGGTCAACCAATACCATGACCTCACGAATATCTATTCTTGCGTCATCAGAAACATTTCCTCCTTCAATTATTCTAAGGACCTGTTCAGCTAATTTTTTTCTTGTAGTTGCCATTTATTATTCTTGTTTAGATGATAATCCAAAACTTGTTCCAAATTCAACTAAATCACCCTCTCTAAGACTAACTCCAACATACTCTAATATTTTGTGAACTATGTCTTTATGAGTGCTAACAGGTAATGTCAAACCTTGAGCATCACCAGCAGAAGCATTATATACAGAAACTCCATTAACAGTAGTGTAAGTCCATTTAGGAGCAGAAGGTTCTTTTATATAAGTAAGAATGCAAGTTCCAGAAGTAGCTTCAGATGTGCTATTATATATCTCAAAACCCTCATCAATCATTACAGCTACTGGATAACTAGCACTAGGAGCCAATATCTGACTATCTAATAAGTTCTTTAGCTTTTCATGACCTACAACCTCAACACTTTCTCCATCGAAATTCATAGACACAAAGTGCAGAAAATCAGCAGGATAGGTAAAAGCACCGTTAGTTCCAGCAGAGTAAGTAATAGTAGCCTTCTCTACAACAGGAGCCAAATCATCTAAATTCTTTTGAGAGTTCTTCTCTTTAAACTTCTCTTCTATAATATCCAGTTGAGCTCTAGTAGCAGCTAAATTAAATTCAGAAGGCTTAATAAATCCCCTCTGGTCCTTATTCGCTATAAACTGAACAAATCTGTATAACTCGTCTATTGTCATTAGTAGTGATAAATTTCATAGCAAATATAACAAAAAAAAGAGAGATATACACGACACCTCTCTTTATTAAATATATGTTGTTAATTTTAGTTGTATCTAGAAAGCTGAGCTTTAATCTGAGCAACTATAGGTTCACCATCTACAGTCAAGCATATTTCAGCTAAATGGTCTAATGGTTTTACTCCCATAGGAACATTTGTGATGGTTTGAACTGAACTACCTATTGTCCAAGATATTTTGCTAGGCTCCAACTTTAAAACCTTATATTCAGAGGCTTTTAAAATCATTTCCTTCATATCAGTTAGAGGACTATCTAATCCAGCTATAAATCCAGAAGGGTCTTTTTCAGCTAAAATCTTCATGTCATAACGAATCTCATCAGTTGAGTTCTTTACATTGACTCCTAAAACTTTAGCATATCCAACTAATTTATCTAAAGACATAGTAAGAACAGTTGATATAGCATCCATTTCCATTCTACTTCTATCTAATCTTTCTTTAGCTTTCTTTTCAGAATCTTCTAAACCGAAAGAAGGTGCAGATGAAGATAATCTATTTGGATTATTCATATTTGCGTTACACATGTCTAAATACTTTTTCAAGTTAGGATTAGTGTGTTCAACAATTAAAAATCCATTATTAAATGTGATTGGAGTCTTTAATAAAGTTCCTTTATCTTGCTCATCAGCAAAAATAGACTTCTGACCTTTGATGTATCTAATTGTTCTTTGAGTACCTGTAATAGGGTCAAATACAATGTCTTCAGCTTTTAACATGTATACGATAGGGTATCTATCCATACCTGTTTTTCTATCTTTATCTTTTGAGATTAATTTATAAATAGAAGGTCTTCTACTTATTTGAGTACCGAATGTCGGTAAAGGATTAGAGACTTTTGGAGCCTCTACGATTGGCGTTGTTTCTTCTACTGGAGTCTCTACTACAGGAGTAACAACATTTGATTGTTCGACTTTTTTTCTTGCCATTTTATTAAATATTAAATTAAATTAAAAAAAAAGGAGAGGAGGGATTTCCTCCCCTCCCCTTATTGATTATACTGTCTGTATATCTTTTCAAGACAGTCGATGTTCAGCTATAGAAGGTTCTATGGCGTGTCAGAAGCTACAGTATTAGTAGTAATGTGTCGTCTAATTTGAACTCCACTTACGTTTTCGATTGGGAAAACGCTGTTTACTACATCAAACTTGATAACAGGTGAAGCAGAAACTGAGTTTAATAGAATCCATAGGTCTTCTATAACGCTAGCTTCTTTTCCAGAAGTACAAGTTAATCTAACAAAAGCTTGTTCTGCCATTTCAACACTAGTACCATTGTCTCCAGTTATGCTTCCTTCTTCATATTTAGTACCATTTTTAAAGTAGATGTATACTAATCCATTACCATTGTTTTCTGCTGCAATAGCAGTAACATTAGTAGCTGGAAAAGCAGCTAAATCCAAATCAGTACCGTCATCAGCGTTTGCTACAGAGTTTGAATCTACAACAGCAGCGTGAAACATCAATAATTTATCTCCGATAATTTGAGCCATTTTATGTTAATTTAAAAAGTTAATAATTATGATTTTTTGATTAACATGTAACGGTTAGCAGCAAATCCTTCAAAACCTCTTTCACAACGATAGTGTGATTTTAACACGTCTTCAGTGTTAGTTTTGTTTTGTAGAACAGCAGAACCAGTTAACCAGTGCTCCATATCTCTTGAATAACCATTAGCAGCTTTGTAACGGATTCTCAATGAAGGAATCATTTCTCCGCTACGAGCATCTTTTTGAGTATCCATAGGGATGATGATACCGTATCCATTATACTTCTGACCTGTAGCACCTAGTAATTTAGGGTGATTGAATAAATCATAAGTTTTCTTGTGGAAAGTATAACCACCTCTAGTGAAAGAGTTGAAACCTAGATTCATAGCCATGTCTTTGTTATTTTGGAAAGTACCATAGTTAGCACCACCAGCAGCATAAGCACCTTGAGCAGCTAATAAATCATCAACATCTAAAGATAAGTTAATACCAGCGTAAAGAGCGTTTTCTTTAGCACCTCTGTATTTATCCAAAGATTTAACGATAGCGTCAAAGTCAGCCATAGTGATAGCTGAAGAACCTAAATCCATAGATTGACCTTTATTCTCAATGAATGGTAAAAGACCCTCAGTACCTCTTAAAGTACTGTTAGAGTAAGAAGTACCATCTAAAGTAGAAGATGTAGCAGTCAAAGTGGTGTTGCTTATAGTATTACCAAGAACCATTTGAATTTCAGCGAAATCCATGAATCTCTTGTAAGTATCAGCCTCACCTTTTAGATACCATAAGTATCCTGAACCCATTTCTTCGTTATCTACTTTTACATAAACTACGTTAGTAGCTTCTGAACCAGTAACTTCGAAAGATTCTTTGATAATTTGTACTTGGTTAGAGTATTCGTGAATACGAGGAGTCAATCCTTCTGGTTGTGCAGAACCTTCTGAGAAAGCATTACCGATGATTACAGCGTTTACATCTACTGAACCAGCATTAGCACTAACAAAACCACTAGAAGTTAATGGATAAATTGTAAATGCAGATGCTGTACTTCTAGCTTGAACATAACACTGAGTACCATCTTCTAGCAATAAAATATCACCTACTCTTAAAGCAGATTCACCGCTATGCAAAGAACTTGCTTGTATTGTGATATCTTCAGAAGCTGTACCAGCTGCTGATACAGCTGAATCAAATTGAAATACTAAATCATTGTGTAAGAAAGCTTCTTCGTAGTGCTCAAAAGTACTTTGAGTAGTAGGAGCTTTAGCACCCATTAACTCAAGAAGACCTGTAATACCTTGGTCTCCATATCTTTTTACTAACTGCTCGGAAACGTCTCTCTTATGTAAATTACCAGACGTAGCAGTCAAAGCACTTACATAGTTTTCGTTTGTGGCTGTTTGAACTGAAGTTGGTTTTAAAACCATTCCAGTAGCCGTTGAAACTGTTGCCATTTTTTAAAAAAAATTTAAAGTTATTATTAGTTAATTATTATCTATTCCAAAAAGAACTTCCTTTAAATATTTGTTCAGACACCTGGTCAATTATTGATTTTCCACCTTGAACATCTTTTTGTTCTGGAGAGAATGATGGGTTTTTAATCTCGTCAATAACCTGCTCGGTTCCCTTTGACCTGTATTGATTAGCCACTGCTCTTACGATAGCTTCAAAATTGTCTCTAATAAACATATCCATAGCTAATGAATCGTAATTCCAATTTCCATCCTTATCTACATACTTATCAAAATATCCATCTAAATTCTGAGATATTTCTTTTGCTGCCGCTCTCTGTTCATCAGATAAAGCGTAAGTAAAAGTTTCACCAGAATCATTAATGTCAAATTCAATAGACTCCACAGCATCAACTTCATCAGACATACCTTTTATAAACTCTTGTCTTAGTTGTTGTTCTTCTTCAGAGTTATAATTACCTTCAGTAGGCATTTTATAAGACTCTTGGATTTCCTTCAACTCTTTACGAGCAATAGCAGCATCCTTCTTCAGTTGAACTGATTGAGGTGTGATTTTCCCTTCTTCTTGTTCTGAGGATTTGTATTGAGATTCAAAATAAACATCAATCTCCTCCTTAGATAAATCTGGATTATTCATTCTCAAATATTCTTTTACAACGTTGTCGTTAGACATTTCACCGTAATCGACTGTTTGAGTTCTTAAAAAATCATTTACTGAGCGACCTGTTTCTCTTACAAATTTGTCCATAGCCTCTAACTGCTCGTTAGCGTAATAGGACTCTTCTTTAGGATTATTAGACAACTCATTAAACC